TGCAGTTGCTCCGTTTACTATATTGTTTGATATATTATATCAACCTGCAGACGGCAGCGGTGTGAAAAATATAACGGGGTCTGCACTTAATTTTGATGCCGGAGCGCAGACAGCAACATATACACTCACATCAGATACAGTCGGCATTGGCATAAGCGGACCTGGATCTATTTGGTTACATAATCCATTTGGATATGCGGTTGTTAATTTCTCTGCCTCAGGTGCAAATGGCGGACAGAATTTATCTGGAGTACAAGATTCACCGGCATTTACTTATACTACATCAAACACCACTGATGCTACAAGTGCACAAGCCGCTGCAAACTCATCTGTGTCTTATCCAACTACTTACACATCGGCCTTGACTACATACAATGGCACTGCAGGGACATTGTATACATGGACATTTACACTTAACAAAACGCCATCTACTAGCTTTACTTTGTTTGCTGACTTTAATTATGCACCAGGAAGTAATCCATTAAATGGAATAGTAGATGCACAGATAAATCTCAATGTAACGGCAGGATCGCCAACATTTAGCTATAGTTTTTCAAATAATACAACAGATCCAACACAGGCACTAACACCAGGAAATTATTGGATTGGTCCGCAATTTCTTGTAGCCTATGGTGGTAATGGTGGATATAACATTGCCTGTGCAACCCCGGGTGGTAATCAACCAGTTACAATAACTGCGACGTCAGCCGGTACATCAACATCTACTACAACAACTACAACTACAGTAACAGACTCTACCCAGTTATCTACTGCCCATGCACAAGCACATACTATTGTGGGCCCTTCAACTGTGGCAGTTGGCGAGCCGTTTAGCGTAACAATTACTGGCTTAGCTGGATCGACATTTACAGTGTCTGGATCGGCTTCTGCTAGTGGCACTTTTGGCGCAGACGGCACGTATACTTTTAGTAATTTAATAGAAACAGTGCCTGGTTCGTTGTCGTTTAACGTATCTTGGGCAATTTTGCCAGATGTTCAAGTGTATAATCTTACAGTAACCCCATAAGGACAAAATAATGGCAGCAACCAGTTTAGGAATAACACAAGCAGCCACAGTATCACTAAGTGGTACTTTGCCTAAAGGTCGACTTGGACTAACTACTGCTCCTACGGCACCCAATCAAACCCTGGCCATTGATAGATTTAGTACAATAAATCTACGATGTTTAGCTGCGCAAATTGGTTATAATGCCAGCGGGTGGGACTATACAAAAATCAGCAGTAAATTTTTAATTGGCAGTTATCAAGTTGGTGCGCAAACGTTGGAAAATTATGGATTTTTGGTACCGGGGTCAGCTAAAATATACGGTGCCGATGCAGTTAATCGAAATTTTAATTGGCAACCAATAACTGTTAGAAAGAATACAAGTTCCTATTCAACTTACAATACAAAAATCGGTAGTCTTAAAGATTTTTTATCGACTCCGGGATTTCAAGATGCATTGGCTTATCAAATTTTACATGATACGTATTATGCATTGTATCAATCAAATGCCATCACTGACAGTGACCCCACTGATGTAATTGCCGGTATGATGTATGTTGCGTGGGTATTGGGTGTGGGCTCAACTCCTACTAATGCAACTCCCAATGGGACTGGTGCATGGGCCTGGAGATTTCATAACATGGGCAATGCTGCTAACTATTATAATCTCGGACGTTACACAGTCACTGTTTTAAGTCAATAAATACAGTATGGCTACATACATTGGATTTAGCACTGCTCAAAGTGCAAAAAATTATACATTAACAGATTTTGCCCTGGCTCAACAGGATCTGATAAATTACCTATCCATCCGTCGCGGTCAAAAGTTAATGCAACCCAATTTTGGCACTGTAATCTGGGATTTAATTTTCGAACCACTGGATGAACCCACTAGACAAGCAATTTCACAAGATATAACTAGAATTATATCTTATGATCCTAGACTACAAGTTACACAAGCAGTAGTTACCGAACAAGAAAATGGGTTTTTAATTCAATTAAATTTAACTTTTGTGCCTAGCGGTCAAGTTAGTACACTTGAGTTAAACTTTGATCGTAACAGTCAAACACTAACCACCAATTAACTGTACATATTATTATCTAAATAAATATACGATATAGGTAAAAAATATGGCACAAACGACTCGTCAAACAAATCTTTTAGTTCAGCAAGACTGGACTAAGATTTATCAAACATTCACGAACGCAGATTTTACCAGTTACGATTTTGAAACTTTGCGTAATACGATGATTAACTACATCAAAACGTATTACCCAGAAACATTTAATGATTTCATCGAAAGCAGTGAATACATAGCTCTAATAGATATGATTGCCTTTTTAGGGCAAAGTTTGTCTTTTAGAACAGATCTAAATGCACGTGAAAGTTTTATTGATACTGCACAACGACGAGACAGTATTTTAAAATTAGCTCGCATGTTGAGCTATAATCCACGACGTAATACTGCCGCAAGTGGTTTATTAAAATTTGATAGTGTACGTACCACCGAAACACTAGTTGACAGCAATGGTATTAACCTAAGCAATGGTGTTGTATTTTGGAATGATCTTACTAATGATAATTGGTTAGAACAATTTACTACAATTTTAAATGCTGCAATGGTATCCAGCGAAACCATTGGAAAACCCGGCAATAGTCAAACGATCAATGGTATACAAACCGACGAGTACAGCATTGGTATAACTACAAATGTTTTACCTGTGGCACCATTTAGTACAAGCATACAGGGACAAACAGTACAATTTGAAGCAGTAAGCGGAACCAGTGTAGGGCAACCTTATATCTATGCCGATGATCCAACTAAAGCAGGTCGTTTTAATATTCTATACAGAAATGATAATAACGGCAACGGCAGTAACGATACAGGATTTTTTGTATTTTTTAAACAAGGTTCGTTAAACGCAACAAATGTTAGTATCACTAATGCAATCCCAAATAATTTTGTAAACATTGCGTCTTCAAATATCACTGATGTTGATCATTGGTTATACAGTCTTGACGTAAACAATAATCCTCAAACTTTATGGAATCAAGTGCCTGCACTACCAGGTGTTAATGTTATTTTTAATAATTTAACAGATAAAAATTTATATCAAATTAACACGTTAACTAATGATCAAGTTAATTTGGTATTTGGTGATGGTAGCTTTAGTAATATCCCCCAAGGTGCATTCAGATTCTATTACAGAACCGGAAATGGTTTAAGTTACACTATTACTCCTGACGATATATCGTCAGTTGTTATAGCATTAAGTTATGTAAGCAAGAAAAATACTGTAGAAACTTTAACAATAACTGCCAGTTTAAAATATACAATTACAAACGCCAGTGCTGCACAGTCATTGTCAGATATTAAAACTGCTGCGCCACAACAGTATTATACTCAAAATCGTATGATTAACGCTGAAGATTATAATATCTTCCCGCAGACATCATTTACAAGTATACAAAAAATCAAAGCGATTAATCGCACTAGTTCGGGGGTAAGCCTATACCTTGACGCCATTGATCCCACTGGCAGTTACAGTTCAACTAACATTTTTGGCGATGATGGTATCATTACTGCTAATACCAACACACAATCTACTACATTTAATTTTCTAACAACAAACGATATTTACAGTGCAATTTTTAACGATGTAATCCCATTGTTAAGTTCAGTGAGCATGCAAAATTATTATTATGCTACATATCCTAGATATAATTTTGTGCAAACAGTAGGATCTGGGTCTTTTGTACCTGGAGTGTCATATAAAATAGCTACAGTGAGCAGCACTGACTATACGCTAATAGGTGCTGCCAATAATACCGTTGGTACTACATTTGTAGCAACTGATTCGGGATTTGCAGTTCCTGGTAACTTAGTAGCCAATAAAACATACACAATTACCAGTGTAGGAACTGCTAATTTTGTTTTAGCTGGAGCTAGTTCAAATACAGTTGGGACAGTATTTACTGCAAATAGTGCTATCAGTGGTACTGGCTCAGCAGTTCAGGGTTCGGGTACTGCAACCACTGGGTTAATTTTTAAACAAGTATCAAGCTCTACTTCTAGTAGTACTGGGTATCTACAGGCCAATGGTGTAACGCAACAAATTGGTACTGCAATTGCTGGTAATTTAAAATACGTAACCCCAGGCACTACACTACAATTTTTAGCCAATGGCACAACATTTTATGGTGCAGTAACCAATGTGGTTGCCCACACTGACATCTCTACTCCTGACTTAATCACATTTGGCACAGTAGTGCCTGACGGTGCTACATTGTCAGACGTAAATGGCGTTGGTGCTGGTGCAATAATACCAACATTTAAAAATAGTTTAACAAACGATGTGATAGCATCAGTAGTAGCACAAATACAAGCAAAAGTAAACTTTGGGCTAACATACGATCAAATCAATCAAATTTGGTCAGTGATATTACCGGCTGATATCACCACTGCAACCAATTGGATGTTGAAGTTTAATTATGTTAATGGTAGTTACACAGTAACGTATCGTTCAATAGAGTATATATTTGGTAGTGCACTAAGTACAAAATTTTATTTTGATCCAACCACTAGAGTGTATAGTTCTCTAACTGGATCAAATGTTGTTGATACTATTAAAGTATTAAGCATTAATCCACAATACAATTCCGACTCGGCTATAGGCAAAGACATTACGTGGCAAATTTATAACGTAATTAAACAACCTGATGGATTTATTGACGACACACAAATATTAATAAAGTTTCCGTCTACACAGCTAGTTAATGTGCCAGATAATCCTGACTTGTACACTATTGTCAGTGGCAATGAAGCAACAAGATCTGGATTATATTTTCAGTACAAACACAATGTTCCTGCAAGAAGCCGTATAGATCCTACACCAGTGAACATAATTGATTTGTATATTCTAACTTCGGCATATACTACAAATTACTTGACCTGGCTGCAAGACACAACTGGGACAGTCAGCGAACCTATTCCCCCAACATCTAGCAGTTTGGAAACAAGCTATAGTCAACTTGATTCTTATAAAGCAGTAAGTGATACACTAATATATAATCCAGCACAATTTAAACCATTGTTTGGAGCAAAAGCAGATCCTTCACTAAGAGCAAAATTCCAAGTAGTTAAAAATACTGCAGCTGGGTTAACTGATAACGAAATTATTACTCAAGTTATTTCTGCAATTAATACATACTTTGATCCAAATAATTGGGACTTTGGTGAGTCATTTTACTTTAGTGAATTGGCTGCATATCTGCATACTACACTAGTACCTAATATAGCTAGTATAGTTATTGTACCTGCAAACAACAGTTTAGTGTTTGGTAGTTATTTCCAAATTGATGCCGAACCTTGGGAAATCATTACAAGTGCTGCCACTGTAAATGATATTGAAGTAGTATCTGCAGTAACTGCTGCACAATTAAACATTAATGGCGTTAACTTCGCAGGACCACAATGAGTTTATTTAATACCATCAACTTTTTACCACCAGCATTTCGTTCGGTAACTAATCAACGATTCTTAAATGCAACGATGGATCAGTTGTTTTCGCCGGCTGCAAATATTCCTGTCAATGGTTATATTGGTAGAAGATTTGCACCAACGTATAAATTAACTGATAATTATGTTCCTGAGCAATATGCAGCAAGACAAAATTATCAACTTGAGCCCAGTGTAGTTGTAACAGATAATAATCAAAATGTTGTTTTTAACACTGGCTACATTGATTTCTTAAACGGCGTTGCAAACAGATACGGACTAATAAACAATCACCAGCGATTAACTGAGTCTGAAACTTATAACTATGATGGTCATTTTGATTATGATAAGTTTGTTAACTATTACAATTACTACTGGCTACCCGATGGTCCGTCTGCAGTAAATGTATACGCCAATCAAGTGCCATATCAACGTGATTTTACAGTTGTAAGAAATACCAACATTAACGGATACACATTCAGTGGTGTTGGTACACATCCTAATTTAAATTTAACATTGGCTCGTGGAGGCACATATACATTTAAAGTAGATCAACCCGGAGTACCATTTTGGATACAAAGTCAACCTGGAGTTACAGGGACAGATCCAAATGTACCTACTATCAATACCAGAAATGTATTTGGAGTAATAAACAATGGCACTGACAACGGTACAATTACGTTTAAAGTCCCATTGGCCACTGCTCAAGACTTCTACACAACAATGCCGATTGTAACTACGGTAGATGCAATGGTAACATTTAGTTACACCAGCATACAAAATAGATTACTAACTGATTTTTTAAGAGAATTCCCATCGGGGGTTGACGGGTTATCTTCATTAACAAACAAAACTATTATTTTTAATAATGGGCTAATTGACGACAGTTACTGGACAGTTGCCGGAATTCCAAATTTACCCTCTACCATTCCCACTGCCACTAGAGTGTCTGCTTGGAAAATAACTTTAACAAACGGCACATCATCGGACTCAAAAATTATTTTACAACCAGTGGTTACTGTGTCGCCTAAGCAAAAAGTATTTGTTAAATCAGGAAATACTTATGCATCAACTCAGTACTGGGTTAATAACAATTATCAATTTGAAACTGTACCAGAAATTACTTCACCAAATGATTACTTGTATTATCAAGACGGTAGTAATCCTGATTTTGTGGGTACAATCAAATTAGTAAATAAC